GAGCTTGCCTGTTTCGGGAAGCAATCCCCATATGTGCGGCTTTCCGAGCCATAGTCTGACTAGGTATGTCTCTCACCTGGTGGAGCATCAGCACACGGTGGCGGTCTATGAGCAACATACGGAGCGTGGGGTGGTCAAGAGACAATTGAAGGGCATCTACAGTCCTGCCGTCGTGATGGAAGAGGAAGAAGGGATGGGGGATGACCGGGATCGTGGTGTGATGTCGATCCGGTGCGAGCCGACCGCCGAGGATTTGTGGATCGTGATCTTTCTCTACATCAACACGTCCACCGGGATGATCCATTGTGAGGAGCAGTGTATGGATGCGCGTGAGGCATCGGCCTATGTGCAGAGGATCCTGGACATGTTCCGGCCACAGGAGGTGCTCCGTCGCGCGGCGGCACCGGTGGCTGATTGTGGTGGTGAGATGATGATGATCCATGACATGCCTGACGAATGGGCGGGAGAGAATCGCAAGTATGTGGAATTGGAGTATCAAGAAAAGGTGCTGGGACAGGTCTTTTTACGTGAAGAGACGATGCTCTCCTGCACAGAGAGCCTGGGATTGGAACGGCATCCGGACCTGGTGCCAGTCCTGGTGCACCTTCTGGATTTCCTCCGCGCGCACCATCCTCTTGCGGTGTTCAGGCTCCAGCCGCCCCGATTCGAGACCAAGACTGAAAAGGTCTTTTATAGCGCGAGGGCGCTCTATGATCTGGACATCTTTCCTAACCAGCCGTCGCTCTTCCATTTGCTCAATGACACCAAGACACAGGGAGGAGGTAGACTTTTGCGCCGATCACTCTTCTCCCCGATCCACGACGAAACGATGCTGGCGCGGTGCTACGATGAGATTGACGCGCTCCTCCCGCTCGTGGAGACGATCGATCTGAAGAAACGACTTCAGTATCATATGATGGATGCGGATCATCAGATGCGGCGGGTGGTGATCGGGAGTATCGGTGTGCAGGCGGCCTATCGCCTCCTGCGCTTCCTGATGGATGTGAGGCTGCTGCTGGAGGATCTGCCTGCTCTTTTTCTAAAGGACGAGGTTCAGGGTCAGAAAGGATTGTGGGACGGCATGGAGCGCGAGGTGCTGGATCGATGGGACCTGCACTTCATGCAGACATGGCGGTCCTGGGAGGCGGGTGGGATCTGGCGGGTGACCCCACCGGAGCTCATGGAGAAGGAGGCGGAACTGTTGCGAGAGGATGCCGAGGTGAGGCAGTGGATCCGCGAGCGATTCGGGGAGGATATGGTCGGTCGGTTGGTGCTGAGCGAGGAGGAAGCGCACCTGCAGATCACCAAGAAGATGGCCAAGGACGTGCGATGTGAGGGTGTGCACCTTAAGACGATGAGCAGCGGCATCCGTGTCCAGCACGCCCGCCTCGATCGGTATTTCATGACAAGGCGGTCCATCCTCCATTTTCTCGGTCAGACGCGCCGTGCGATCTTTCAGCGGGACCTTCGTGAATTGATGAAGCAAGATGTCATGCAATTTTTTCTGAACTTTATCGCGAGACTGGACGTCGTGCTGTGCCATGCCCGGAATGTTAAGCGGTATCGGCTGACGCGGCCGGAAATGGTCGAGAGCGGCCTCCAGATGACCCAGGTGCGCCATCTGATAGTGGAAGAGGCAAATCCTGGCTCGAGGTTTGTGCCGAACGATGTGGACCTTACCGCGCGTCGAGGCATCCTGCTCTTTGGCCAGAACAGCGCGGGCAAGAGCACATTGATGAAGAGCGTGGCAGTGGCGGTCCTGATGGCACAGTCGGGTATGTTTGTGCCGTGCGAATCCATGGCGTGGAAGCCGGTCCGCTCGGTCTTTACCAAGATCGGTTCCAGAGACAACATCTGGAAGGGGAAATCGACCTTTATCACCGAGATGATGGAATTGCGACATATCCTGGAGCGATCCGACGAGCATTCCCTGATCCTCTGCGACGAGCTGACGTCGGGCACAGAGACCTTTAGTGCGACGGGGATTGTGGCCAGCACGATACAGAAGCTTGCGGAACAAAGGAGCTTCTTCATCATGACGACACACCTCCATACACTCAAGCGGTTCGAGGACCTCCCCGTCCGGATCATGCACATCGGCATGTCCTATGAGAATAAGAAGCTGGTCTTTGATCGCCTACTGCGAGACGGGATGGGAAAATCGATCTATGGCCTGGAGATCGCCGAGTATCTGGGCTTCTCACCGGAGTTTGTGCAGAGGGCCTATGATTTCCGTGGCCGATTGGAGGAGGAGCCGATGGCCATCATTCCCAACAAGCGATCAAGATACAATAAGAAAAAGATTGTGGACCGGTGCGAGAATTGCGAGTCCACCAAGGAATTACACACCCATCATATTCGTCCTCAGGCCGATGCTGATGAGGAGGGTTATATCGGAACGCACCATAAAAACACCCTACACAACCTGCAAATCTTGTGCCGCACCTGCCACGAGGCGGAGCATCACGACCTATCAAATAGGTAATACCAATCGCAGATCCATTTCAGGTATCTGGGTTTATTGTCTTTGCATCGTTGTTTCCGGGTCTTGAGTGGTGGTGTGAGAAGAGGTTGTTGTAAACCTTGTTTACTGATTATTCCGCTTTGTTGTTGTGATAAAATATTTCTCATGTCTTGTATAATTTGTTCCCAATTCAATCGGAGACGAGTTTCCAAGACATGATGGACAAACGTTGCAAATCGAGAGCGGAATTGACTCAACTCCTGTGATTCACCTCGTTGTCTTAATGGTATCATGAACATGAGAATCATGATCATACTATACAATAAGGTGAATTTTGCCAATGATATTATATTAAGATCGGATTGATTATATGGAGGTGTTCTATTTAATCTTTGAATAGTTGAACGAACTGATAAATCTGGGAATGTCTTATTGAATGCAATATTGTAGACGCTGTTTTCTGCTCTATAACTTTTACTTCGTCGAGAATAATAGTTATATGGTATACCATTCCCGAATAATTGTGTGGGTGTTGCATCCGGTTCTATACTAAAAACAGACGGATCTTTCTCCAATTTATTAAACGTAAGATCGATCAATTTTAATTGATATGTGTTTGGATCTACGACGGTATTTTCAATCTTGGTATCGGAAATATAATAACCACATTGATCGATGAGAAAGAATCCATCTTTCAGGATTGTAATGATGGAGGTTAAAAATACCACAAGTTCTTTTATAGTAATTGTAGTCTGTTGTTGATAAAATTTTAGCAAATCCATACCACCGTATTCTTGAATCTCGAAGTAGTAGTATGAATCGTTAAATTTTTTAGAATAAGGCCAGACTCCAAGCGGTAGGATAAAATGTTCCAACAACAATGTATCATCCTCCAATTGTTTCCCACATTTCTCCCTCCAAACATTCTTGGTAAAGGGTTTAGGTATTGTATAATGTCTTTTTCCTGAGATCATATGAGATTGGATCTGAGATATCTTGATGACATATTGTTTATCTGGATGGAGCATAGATTCAATATTAGGCTCGATCGGTGCGATTTTTGCTTCGATCTCTGTCTTGGAATAAGGACCGTAAACAGTGCCAAATCCACCTTTTCCTATGACCTTGGATTTATTTTCAAGCAGATTTCTCCATGCTCTTTGTGACGACTGCATTTTTTATTCTATGATATAAAAAATGGAAAAAAGGGAAAATGCACCACCGTGCTCAACCTCTAAAAACTTGTTGATCTATAAATTGATTCTTGATTGGATAATAGGATTCTTATATTTTCTTCTTCTAACACTTTTTTTTTTATTATTTGTTTGTTTCTCGTGTAGCCATGACGGTTAGAAAAAATTCACATTACAGGTTTATTCCCATCAATGTTTACTTTCCACCACCGCCAAAGAAACCAATTCCAGATCCGCCGCTTTTATGGAAAAACGAGTATGAGATCCAGTATCGATCCCATCGCAACAATGAGATTGATTTGCAGCTTCATTTCCGCATCCATCCATTATGGCTTGCTCTTCGGCTCAAGGACGAGGAAGGATTGGCGTGTTCAATTGACAAGGACGGATGGATTGGTGTTTACGCACCGATGGGTCGTCGTTTCTCCCTTCCCAAGCATATTGATACACTCAAGGCTCTTCTCCGCGCCCTTGCTCACATGTATCAGAATCCACAAACCTATCTGTGCATGGATACAATGACGAGGGTTCTTTGTGTGCTCCGTGAGGACGACGAAAATACACCACAGGTCGATGCCGAGCAGAACGTTTATCGATTGTGCGATATATCTAAAAATTGAAGGTTGATTTTTTTTTGAAAGAATAAAAAAAAGAAGGGATCAAATGCAAACCATCCAGCGTCTGGCTCTTTCCTTTACCGTATGGAATCTTGTGCTGATCGGCCTCCTCCTCTTATGGCACAAGAAAGTGCTTCTTTACTGTTGTTGGTATAATTCTATACTGATTGCCTTGGTAGTTTGTATCTGTTTTGTCCGTTTTTCCAGGAAAACGATCCGTAATTATTATTCCAGCCTCTTTCCGTTCTTGCAGAGAAGATACGATCTCATTGCTCTTTTAGACTTTTTGATTCACTATGCCCCATTCCTTTTTCTCACTGTCTTGGTAACGATCCACTGGAAAGAATCCATCATGGTAAAAATACAGGGTCTTTTCTTGACTGCCTTGATTCTCTCTCTCTACGGCACGATCACCTATTCAAAACTCCCCGTCATTTATTTCCCCTTTTCTTCCAAGTGATTTTACGGCGGTGTAAAGATTGTCGATATCCAATCATTATTAACAAAATAATCACTTGCATTTGTTAATGGTCTCTCCACCGAGGGCGATTTGAACGCCCGACCTGCGGGGCTACAACCCGTTGCTCTGCCAACTGAGCTATCGGTGGGCTCTTTTTTTATTATAAAAACGACTTTCTTTAGATCATTTTCTTTTTTGAGACGAGTAGGGGTTAAAAATATGAAATGTTCTTAATCTTCTATTCTTCAAACATACTTTATCTACAAAGGATGTTTGAAAATACAGAGAACAGACATGGATGAGTATCCCAATAACATTTGGTGTATCGTAATATATTGCTGAATCCGTAGAGTTTGTCGATAACAAAAAACGATTTGAAGTATATGTTCTAGAAATGCAACCGTAAATACAGTGGCAATAATATATTGTTTTTGAATGAATAATAGGATACTTAAAAAGAAGAGGATCACTACTTCTCCTAGATCAAAGATAAAAGATCATTTCAATTTGTTATTGATAATCCATACAAAACTCTATTTTTATTTTTAATAATAAATAAACAATAATGAAAAGAAGCCTGGTGCCTCCAAAGTATGTTGATTATTGTGAAGAAGAAGATGCTCTAGAGCTACCCCCTGGACTTTTTTATCACTATCACATCACACGGTGGTTATCCTACACATGCTTTCCTCGATTCCAGTCTGGAAAATTCCAGGTGGAATTGGATGCCGAAAAGAGCAGACAAAAACATAAGGAGGACAAGACATCCATCGAGGTGAATTCCATCACGGAGCCGCTCTATCGGAATCTCGCACCCCATCTCCAGGCCGATTTCCATGTCTGGATGCAGCAGATGGATGGCTATCTTTCCTCTCTGTCCACGCGCGACAAATTTGCCCTCCTGGCCATGACGCGGTTCTCCCAATTCCATGTTCAAGAATGGCTGCTAGAAGATTCTTGTCGGATCCTCCATGGCCGTCTCGTGTCTTGGAACCGTCTTACCAAGATGAGAGGTTATTTGCCCATCTTTTTCCCGCTTCTGGATCGCATTGATGCGGGCGAGATGGAGAATGTAGACATGCAGAAATGGCGGCGTCTCCGGCGCGTGCGGTCGCGTTACCGTTTTGTCCTAGAGCACATTCTCCCAACACTTTCTTACGAGAATACGGTTGCCTGTGTCGCCGCGCTCGCGGAACAGGTCCTTGCCATCTTGCGCGGCGCTCCGCCCACAAAGTGCCGTCTCCTACTCTATCGTGGCGTCAAGGTGGATCATATGCCGGGCAAGGCATTTGTCTCGACAAGCCTGGATCCGTTCCACACGCTGCGCTACATGGAAAAGGCGGGAGGAGGGCCGTGTTGCCTGATGCGGATCCTGGTGCCACGTGGATCGCACCTCCTTTTCTTGGCGGGATTCTCGAGCTTTGAGGGCGAACAGGAATTCCTTCTGCCGCCCGCACGCTACCACAAGACACGAGAAGACACCGTCCTTATTCCTGATCTGGAACAACAACATGGTAAGAATCGATGTCCTCAACGAGGCCGACGAGTCCGCATCCTGGATCTCATTATGAGATAGATGATGATGATAAATTTTTTTTTTTATTCACCGAATAAAAAACAAACAAGATGAAGTATGAAATGGCCATGTCGTTCCTCGCCTTTTCCTTCTTTTTTATGATGGTCATGATCCTCCAGTATGCAAAACCAGGTCCTCGGCGCCGGAACAATCTGATCTTTCTTTCCGTGATTGTCTTTATGAACGCGTTGATGTGGGAGCTCTATCATTCCAACAACAACAATGAGAAAGATAAAGAATCGGCGATCCCATGGCCTTTCTGGATCCTTTACGCCACGATGCTCTCTTATTTTATCCGATTTGCATTCTTGGCACAGTGAGTGAATCATATATTATGGATAGACTGTTTTATCAATTTCTAATTTAGACCTCGTGAGAAAAATGATTCCTATTTTCTTTTTTCTATAGAATTACATAAAAAGCACAAATAAATCTAATAATGATTTCTTACCAGATCAAATCACAGGATGGATAATCTACCTATGGACATTGTTCGTCATATCTACGGATTTGGAGCGGAGCATCGGGAGGCGTTGAGGGCTGTTCACCATCAATTCCAACATATGTTTGATGCGTATATTTGGTTCGCCGAGAACTACGACGAGGGAGACGGAACAGGTGGTTGTCAGTCTCTCGTGACCTGGGAGGAAAAATTTGAAATGAAATTCAATGATGCCTGGGATACAGTTCTCTATCGTATCAACATTACGGAGGGAGGGTTCTATTTAATTGCAAGTAATCTATAAAAAGATTTAATTTGAAATTAAATTTGGAATCATCAGAAAATACGCACATGTAAGGGGTGGATTTTTCAAGCATGTCGTAGTTTTAATCGAGGCTCGTTCACAATAATAAGATGGGCGGTGTGTAATTTCCCGTTTCGGAAGAGCATCTCGCATATGGTTAGATAGTAAATGTAGGATCGGACAAGATGAAGAGGATATTTCTGCTGGCCTTTTTCGTTTTTCCAGGATAGAATCTCGGGTGTGCGTGCCACAAGCTGCTGGCGCCACGTCAACAGTGTCTCGGCATAGTGCTGTCCACCAAAGTATTCTACGTGCTCTACCTGCATCCCATTCACGGTGATCTCTTCTTCTAACCAACCCAGGCATGGAATCTGTCCGCCAGGAAAGATGTGCGCCGTGACATAGCTCGGAATATCTGGGAATCCGGAATCTACTTCTCTGCCCTGGATGATGGTATGCAACACCATCCTCCCCCCAGGTTTCAGTGTAGTGTGGACGACTTGGAAGAATTTATTGTAATTCTCCGCGCGCACATGTTCCATCATCCCGATCGAGTAGATGGCGTCATATTTGTTTTCCTCTGACAAATCCCGGTAATCCTTGATCTTGATAGTCCATCTAGGATTCTCCTTGGAAAGATGCTGGGCGCTCTCGTATTGTTTTTCAGAGAGCGTGATGCCTGTAACATGAGCACCTGTTTCACGGGACACATAATCACCAATCTTTCCCCATCCGCACCCAATATCCAGTATATGAGTATCCTTCTTATTCTTCTTCAGACTCATTTTTCGTATGATGATGTCAATCTTATTTTTTTGAGCCTCGGATAAAGAGGTAGTCGACGGCGACCAGATCGCACAAGAATACGCTTGGAAGGGATCGGTAAGAAAAATATCGTAAAAGTCATTGCCCACATCGTAATGATGCTCGATATTCTTCTTGTCCTGCTGGGGGGAGAAATATCTCGAGGTAACTCTAGAAAACCATGACGGCTTCTGGAAAGACGAGGGGGATCGATTCGCCTGGATAAGATCAGAAAATAATTGGGAAAGATCTGGACTGTTCCAATCCCCCTCTACATACGATTCTCCAAGTCCTACCTCACCCCGTGTCCAGACACGATTCACCATTCCTTTTTCATTATGGATTGTGATCAGCGAAGGATCGGAGATGGATTGATTCAGCACACGGAACACAAAATATCGCTGAACGGGATAAGGGACCATGGAATGACGAGAGAGCAACATCATCACCATGGTCATGATGATCAATACCAAGATGATGATGATACATGATATTATGACTATTCCATTCATGTTCTTTATTTTTTTATTATTAAATTTTTTACAATAAATAATAAAAATGTCACAACAGACTCAACGAGGTGGAGGTGGAGGTGGTGGTGGTATTAATCCACAGATTCTAGCAAAGTTTAAAGCAGCAAAAGATACAATTGATAAGACGCACGATAATGTGATCCTTGATTTAAACCCACCAATTTCTATACATTGGGATCCTGATAAAATAATAACGAAATTAAATAGCATATTAGGACCAATAAAAATTAACAACGTTTATAAAGATGATGATGATTCTAGGGACATCGGAGAGTTAGGGATTATACTTTTGTTTACATTGAATACAGCTGGTCAGGCAACTTCTATCAAATTGGCATCACCTCAATCAAGTCCAGTTCGAATAGAATATTTGATGAGATTAAAAATATTCACAGATAGATTGAATGATTTAAAATCTAAACTTTCATATGAGATAATTCAGAATTTATTCAGCAATAGCAGCAGCAGTAGCAGCAGCAGCAGTAGTAGCAGCAGTAGTAGCAGCAGTAGTAGCAGCAGTAGTAGTAGTAGCAGCAGTAGTAGCAGTGCTGCTTTTGCTTCTACACATGGTGGTGCTCTCCGTAGTGGTGGTGGTGGAGGTGGTGGTGGAGGTGGTGGTGGAGGTGGTGGAATGACACAACAACAATCAAGTCTTAAAGAAAAGATTTATAGAGCATGGGAACAAACGAATACAGAACATCGACAACGTGATTGTTTGCGTTACCCCCCTATACAACTTGATATAGAAAGTTTGAAGAAATTATCAGTGAAGAAGACATTTGACACTGTTTTCCAATCATTGAAACAATCTGAATTACGTCAATATGATATCCAATATAGTTCTGAAGAGGATCTAAAAACAAAAAGTGGTGACCTCGATAAATTGATTTCCCCTGGATGTTGTATGATCTATGGTAATCTATCAGGACCGGTTGGCACAAAATTAGATTCATATATTGGATGTCGAGTCATTAATTTTCAAGAACAACAACAACATTACTCACCGGATGTGATCTTTTTAAGGAAAATGAAAATTTCGAAGCAAAAAAAGTCTCCCGCATTATTGAGATATATGCTCCAGTGTCACCTCCGCCAGAATTCTTTTGACAAACATATGAATCCGTATTTTTATCATTTGGACACATTATTTCATTTTATAGATTTAAGAACTTTTATTGCCTTTTTATTAATTATATTGAAAAAGGAACAAAAAATAGATTTTGATGTTGATGATATCGTTAAATACAGGCAATGTATACCAATTGCATCTTTATCTTTATACAAAGGAATCATTATGCGTCTCAATGAACTTTTTTATACGAAACCACCAGGACATGGTTGTTGGAAGATTGAGGATATATTTACAAAACATGAAGATTGTTATAATCCAATATTTACTGAAGAGACCAAAAAATTTTGGTTTCAAAAGATTATCCATCTTGAATTATTTCAACAATTAATAAAATGGTCATTTGATTGTTGTTATGAGAGACCACAATGTGATATTCCATTTTTGGAAACAGAAATAACTAGACAAGAATATATAATCAATATGTTTTTAAAAAAATATCCAGATTTCCCACATGAACTTAAAGAGTACTTAGTTTTTCCCATTATTAAACGGTATGAAATAGAAAGAAAGATCATTGATATTCTATCACTCTATCCAATCATTCAATGGGATCCTAGGATTTATGATTATTCAGACAGTATCTTAAAATCCATTCGAGAAAATTTTCAAGGACTACCACAAAGTATCATTGATATCGATGAGGTTAAAGGCTTATTATTATCAATAGCAACTCTTCCTCAAAGATCACAACAACTTTTTGAATTACCTGGACTACAACAATTATTAGACAATCCGGAGAATATAGAAAAGAGAAGCAATGAAGAATTAATATACTTTTTATTAATGGCCTCAACAGTATTCACCGCCAGGTATGAAAGTGATATAATCATTAGATTAAAACATCCGATTTCTCTTCTATGGGATAAGGTGAAATTAGTAAATAAATTTAAACCCTTGATAAAAGAAGGAGTAGATTTAGAACTTAAAGATATTAATAAAGATGCACGACAATTTAAAAAGGATGGACATCCTATTACTATGAGAACTGCTGAAGATCATATTATTCTTTTGTTTGAAACAGACGAAGAAAATCATCTTCTTTCGATTCGATTAGCACATTTGGTGGGAGAAGAAAAAAAAATAATCCCAATGAAGATATACGATGAGCAAATAGAAAAATTAAAAAAAATAATTACAGAAGAAACAGTGAAATCACTTATTGATAGCAGTAGTAGCAGTAATAGCAGTAGTAGCAGTAGTAGCAGTAGTAGCAGTAGTAGCAGTAGTAGCAGTAGCAATACTGCTGCTTTTGCTAGACCCGTTTATCCTACATATAGTGCTCTC